CCTCGAGGGCATAGGCCGGAATGCGGCGACTCCGGCCTAATTGCAAGGATTCGAGCATCCCATCATTGAGTAGCTGGTAAAGTCGGCTCCGCCCGATTGAAAGCCTACCGGCAGCCTCCTCAACGGTTAGCAAGAGCTGGTCTGGCATTGGGCCTTCCTCCATATCGTCTAGGGTTGTTCAGCGGTATCGGCTAGTCTTTGGGGTGGTAGTGGATTGGGTTTAGTTGGGGGCGTCGGTTTTGGGGTAGGGGGTTCCCCTTAATCAGCACCCTCCGATTTATTTCCCCCTCACGTATTTTCCCACTAGGTGGGCGCGCGCTGGTTCGCGCGGTGTCCATTACTTTCACCAGCGGACACAACAAAGCTACGACCTATCGGTACCTCTTACTCCAGGTAGCAACCCTGGAGAACGTCTCTCCCCGACGTTTAAGTCTGAGGCGACGATGCTACCGTATGTTATTTGGTTATTTTTTCGTCTTGGTCCCCTGCTTGGTCTTCTTGGCGTACGCAGAGGCGGCTAGTTTCCCCTTTTGGGTGTAGGGAAACTTCTTCTTACCTACTTTTGGCATCTGTAGACTCCTTTTTATGGCCGTTTGGGCTGCGCCTACGCCCCCTCATTATAGACTCTAAAGGACGACCTTGTCGATCGTAGAGAGGGGTGCCCTGCTCATGGCTGGGATCGTTCCAGTACGGTGATCGACACCGCGAACACTGTTGAGGCTCTGGACTGATGCTGCCATCCTTTAACGTGCGAGACTCGTCCGAGACCCGTGGGCTCCATTTGTGCCCGCATTGCTCGCAGCTGAATAGCCGTACCCGCTGTAACGTGTTCGTGATTCCCATGTTACCCAGTAATCTACCATTATAAGGGGGGGCATGTCAATGCCCCCCTCTATCTCATTGCTGATCTTTCGTGGTTGGGCGAAACTGGTGCCAGTGGGGTCTTGTTTTGACGTGGTATAATCGGCTTTATGGCGACTCAGACGCTCTCCAAGGCCGTCATATCCCCTCTGGCAGACGGAATATTCGAGCGGATAGGTTACGACCCGACACAGGGCGGGCATAATGTCTATCAGCCCGCCATAATGCGCTCAAAGGCTAAGTATATAGCCGTAACCGGAGGGGAGCAGGGCGGAAAGAGCAGGGTAGCCGCCTCCAAGTTCCAGGTCGAGTGGGCGTTAGACCAGGGCCGTCGGCCAGAACGCGGGGACGGCGTTGGGGACCCACACCTATACTGGCTTGTTGCCGCAGCCTACGGCGAGACCCAAAAAGAGTTCGAGTACATACTCGACGACCTCTATACGCTGTTCCCGACCGCTAAGATCGATAAGTCCAAGAGGATCGACCCTGGATATATTGAACTTCGACACGTCAGCGATCTGGGTAAACCCGATCGTAAAGCTGCCCTTCGAATAGAGACCAAGTCCGCCACGGATATTACCAAGCTCTCTAAAGAGTCGCCTAACGGGATCATCCTGTGCGAGGCGGCACAGATGGAGTTCGAGGTCTTCGAGCGCTGTCGCGGCCGTGTGGCCCCCATGGACGGCTGGCTCTTTATACCCGGCACCATGGAACGTGGCGTTGGCATCTGGTTCTCCCAGATGGCTACTGCCTGGGCCGCCGGCGTCGATAACAAGGCTAGCTTCATACTCCCCTCTTACTCTAACCACTACCTCTATCCAGGCGGTATAGACGACCCGAAGATTCAGGCCGCCAAGATCGAGCAGTCCGACGAATGGTTCCTAGAACGGATCGAGGGGAAGCCCGTTCCCCCGCGCGGCCTGGTCTTCCACGAGTTCGACGCCTCTAAACACGTCCGAGACAACGTCTATAACCCCGCCTTACCCGTCTATATTGCCGAAGACCCTGGCTATGGCTCAGAGCTGGCCCACGCACATGCCCTCGAAATCTATCAGATCGTTACCGACTATACCGCGACGGGGCAGTCCTACGAGCAGGTACGCGGCATAGACGAGATATTCGAGCACGGGAAGATCACCGAAGACATAATCAACATCGCCATGAGGAAGCCGTGGTGGAAAAGCCCTAAATTCCTCTACTCAGACCCCCATTACAAGGACCAACATCACTCGATGTCCTCTGTCGCAGAGGTCTGGAACCGCGAAACGGGACTGGTCGCCGGCCCGAACCACCGGATTCCCGTTATGCCCGGTAACGAACGCCTAAAAAGCTTCCTCGGAGACGATCCGGTCTCCAAAATGCCTAAAATCGTCTTCCACTCGTGCCAAAAGGGGCTCTTGAGCAACTTTGGGGCCGCTCCGAACCCGCTAGACGGCAAAATTAGGCCGTATAGGTGGAAAACCGACCGACAAGGGGCAGTTTACGGCCAAATACCCGAGGAAAAGAACAACGACGGCACTAAAGCTACTACGTACTTCCTTGTAGGTGAGTTCGGTTACGGTTATGATAAGCGAAATCGGAAGGCGATCGTTACGAGGCACAAATGAGACGTAAAGCGGCTGACATTGTCGACATGGTCGACGAGCAAGCTGAGCAGACCTCTTCGCTGCGGCAACGCATGGACGAAGACTACGACCTGTGGCGCTTGGCCCCGTATGCCAGTGAGGAACTCGCTGGATTCAGGAAGTATACCCCGAACGAGGCCCGTACCCAGGCGAATAAGATCATATCGCTGCTCACGACGGCCAAGCTGCTCATGCAGATCAACCAGATCGACCAGACGAGAGACCAACGCGATATAAGGAACGCCGCCGAGCGCTTTTATATAGGAGTGCTCTCCGCTAACGACGAGCGCCTGACCCGCATGGGGATGAGCACTCTCGACGAATCGCTCTCCTGGTATATCGCCATTCGGGGATTCTATGCGGGCCGTAACCTGCTGACCAAGGACGACTCTATCTTCGAGCCGGGAACTCCCAATATCCACCCGTGGGACCCCCGTAACTGCTACTGGGAGTTCGGGGCCAAGGGCCTTACGTGGTTTGCACATAAGACCTGGCGCACCTCGCGGCAGATCAAGAACGAGTTCGGCATTACCGTCACAAAAGACTCCCACAACGACGACGGCAGGGACAAGACCCCCGTCATAGAGTGGTACGACGACGAGCATACCGGGATAGTCGTCGATACCAAAGCCTATAAAAAGCCCACACCACACGGCTCCCCAGAGTTCCCCTGCTTCTTTGGGGCCGTCGGCCCAAACCCCCTTATACATAGCTCCTCAGACCAGGACACTATTAAGGACTGGGGCGAGTCGATCTACCAGTCCAATCGCGGCGTCTATAACGAAATGGCCTTTACACAGTCGATCCGATCCGAGTTCATGTCCAGAAGCCTAAAGATACCCTACGTTATCAAGTCCCCCGACGGCACGCTTACCCTGGACGAAAACCCGTGGCTAACCGAAGGCGGCACTACCGGTATATCGTTGCCCGAAGGGGCTGAGATTATAGTCCTCGACTCTCTGAGGATGGCCCAGGAGGCCGGATTACAGGTCGGAGAACTGGCAGGACAGGTCCAGCGCGGCGGTATCCCCTGGTCCTCGTTCGGCACCATACAGGACCCAATATCAGGCTTTGCGATAGGCCAGCTTCGACAGGGCCAGCAGACCCCTATAGAAGGCCCCGTTGCGGCAAAGAAGGCCGCCTATGTGCAGATCACTCGGGCGCTTCGTGCCCAGTACGGATCGGGCGCGTTCAAAGAGATGACCGTTAGCGGTAGAGAGCAGACCGGAGAGAGGACGCCGTTTAACCAGGTCGTACCGCCCGAGGTCGTTCGCGACGGCGGAGACCCCGACATCACCATTACGCCAGAGCTGCCTCAAGACGACGTACAGGCAATCGCCATGGCTATACAGTTGAGCGAGCCCGGTTCCGACGGGGAGCCGCTGGTAGACTATCGGACTATAAGGGAGAAGTGGCTCAGGCTCCAAGACGCAGATAGGGTTGGCGACGCGGTGCTGGAGCAGAGGGCGCGTCGGGCCTCTGAGGTAGCGGCCGCCCACGACATGATGCTGGCCGCGATCAACTCTGGAGACGAGCAGCTTGCAATGGTCTGGTTCGGCGAGGCCCAAAAGGCCATGCTCAAGGAGTTTGCAGAGCTACAGATATTGCAGATGCAGGCAGCAGGTCTGGCCCAGGCTAAGGCCGGTGCCGCACCTGGAGGCGCACCCGGTGGTGCTCCTGGGGGTAACAGAGGAGGAGGGGGTGTTGGCACTCCCGCCGGACCGCCTCGGTTTGACCCCAGGGTTGCACCCAATGCTACAATAGGCGTGCCGCCTCAGATGGGGCCTGGGCAAATAGGGCCACTAGTGCCCCCAGGAACCCCAAGGCCGGGTAGATTCGGACAGTTCGGACAGAACGGAGTACCAGGAGGTCTCTAATGGCACAAGGAACAACCAAGGTACTGCTTACAAACGGACAGTTAAAAACCGTCAATGAGTGGGAGCTTTCACGTATTCCTCACGAGGATATAGTAGGCGGTGCAACAATGTATGCAACCGCTATGTACGAGATCTTAATATCGGGCGACGATCCCCTAAGCCCTGAGGATGCAGCGAAGATTGTAAGGGCTAATGTCTCGAATGACCTTATAGCTGGTCTCACTTTTGCTCACGAAGGGGAACGGTTAGCGGTCGTCGATGGGGCCGACGATCGGATCGTCGATAGGGTCGTCGATGGGATCGACCCCACAATTCCGACGCCCCCTCCAGGGATGGACGAACCATATGTCCCAGAGCAGTGGCGTGGTGCTGCCATGCCCGAGACCGAGCGCACTTGGTTCGATGAGCTTGCCCGGACGCAATCAGCGCGTGAACAGGCCCTGGCTGAGTCGAACTGGCAGGCGTTTAATCGCTTTATGACCCAAACAGCCGGAGGTATGACCCCTCTTGCTCGGGGCTATCTTCAGAGGCAGTATGAGCCTCTCAGGATGGGCTACTTGACCGACCCCACCATAAGCCCGTATACGACCTTTTCGGACTTTCTCCAGTCTGGCCGTGCCCCGCTAGGCCCACAAGGTGGTATAGACAGACTGCGGCAGATACAGAGTTCGAGAGATGTAGCCTATACCCCTGAGCAGATCAGGCAGTTTGAAGAGGCCAGGTCTAAGGGTCAACGGATTGAAGGGTTCGCAAGGGGACCGCAGCTTGCGGCTATGTTTGGAGGCCCTCAAGGCCAACAGCTTGCCTTTGACGTTGCGTTGCAGCCAATGCTGTCCCAGGTCGCTCCGTCTTTCCGTGCCTCGTTTGAACAGGCTGCTGGGGACGTGTTTAACCGGTTCCTAAATCAAACGCCCCAAAAGAGCTTCATGGATCAACTTATCGCCAAGGGCGGCATCTTCGGCCCTACCATGCCTCAAACCACCTCCTTCGCTCTCTGAGGTAATCTAGGGGGCTGAAATCTAGTATTTGCGGCATATATCACAGCGCTTCATGGACTACCTGGTCAACCGAGGCGGTTTCTTCGGAGGAGGTTAGCTTATGCCGTCGCATTATCTTGACCCATTACAGTCTTTGTCTCCGACCTTCGGGGACGATCCGTTTCAGAACTTCCTAACCGATGTCCCGGAAGCAGCGTACTTCTCGACGCCGCAGTTCCAGGGAGCGACGCCTAACCTACGTAGCTTCCTACAGACCGGCTTCCGAGATTTCCACAACGAGTTCCTGGGGGCTCTAGGTGCTCAGATAAAGGGAGGCAATCTGCCCACATTGCGATTCCCTGAGTTCTTGCAGGACATGCCGTTCCAGCAACGCTTCCAGGAATCTCGCTTCGCTCCTAGGCAATCTAGGAGCCGTTTTGCGCCACAGACCCGCTTCACGTATCCGTTCTAGCCCATGGTTACCCCTACTCGGACCCCTCGCCCAAGGACGGAGACCGAAGAGGAACGTAAGGTCAGGAAGCGCCTCGAAGACCAGGGTCTGGTTGTCCCTGCGGACCTCTTCTCTGATCAGGCAGCGCCTCCTACATCCACCCCCACCCCCACTCCCACTCCTAGGCCAGCTGCCGAAACGGATTCGAGGACACGAAGGCTCGATATGCTAGAGGCGCAGGGCATCATTATCCCCGAGGAACTCCGTCGAGGAGGGCCCCCACCCCCTACACCGACGCCTCGCCCTGTGCGGCCTACACCAACGCCTAGGCCCCGAGCCGTAGCGCCTCCCTCGCCCGTGCGCGTACCTATATCTGGGACAGGCCGTACATTGCTCCCGCCAATCGTCCCAGTTCCCGCTGAGCCGCGACGTGGCTTCCTCGAACGGGCTATCCCTGGTCCCTTGCGACCCGCCCTAGGTCCTGTGGCTCGTTTTGGACAGGGCGTTGCGGGAAGCCTCCAGCGTTTTGGCGAACAGCAGGCCCCCCTAATATTTCGTGGCCCTCAGACACGGATCGACGAACTCATACGCAACGCTGGTTTCGATCCTGAAGAGGTACGCCGTAACCCTGACAAACGGTTTGAGGCGCCAGGGTATACAGAGACTGTCGGCATACCAATAAGTACTAATCGCGCTCGGGGAACAGTTTACGGAACGGGTAAACATATACTGGAGGCGGCTGAAAGAGTGGCACGAGAGGAGCCACAGCCCCAACAGGCCACTGCTGGCCGTATTCTGGGCAGTGTAGCGACCCTTGGATTGGGCGAAGAGCCGCTTAGGCTAGAGCAGATGGGTGGACCGCTAGAGTCGCTGACCTATGGCATTGGTCCAGGGTTTGGCCCCGTCGTATCGGCATTTACCCGTCCAGGTATGGCCGCTCTCCAGCGTACCATTCCTCGTCGGATACCCCCCGTGCGCCCACCTCAACTTCCCGGAGTGACCCGGGACATATCTGAGTTCTTCCCGGCTGCCGCTGCCGTAGAGCCCTCAGCACCTAGGCTGGGAAGGCAAGGCTTGAGGGCGGTTGAGCGGGTTGGTGAGGGTGCGGTTGTCAGAGGTCCCCAAATACCAAGGGTTGTAATGGACCTACATCGCAACTTTTCCGAGGCTGGGGGCCAGGGCTTGCGCCTTAACGCCCCGAGGCTTAGTGCCCTGCAAGGCTTCTTGCGTAAGGAAACGCCTCTCGTAGGACGGGACCGTGTCCCGGTGGGTCTGTCTGTAGCCGGTCCTGACGGTGAACGTTGGTACACCATTGGTGCCTACAGGAACCCTGTATGGAAGCGTGACGCCGCTATCCTATGGAAGCCGGAGGGGAACCGCTTTACAGCCCATCTGGGCAACCCTCCTCCTGCACCCCCGGGCTCCATGACGACGCCGGGTGATGCAGAGCTTCTTGTTAAGATGATTAGACGTATTTACGGCAAGACCTTAGACGAAGTCGCCAGCTCTCAGACGCCAGCACCCCCTCCGCCGTTTGTGGCAGCTGTACCCCCTCGGGCACGCTACGGCGGCACCACTGCAGAGGCCGTGGAGGCCGCACGCCGCCAAGGTAGGCAGCAACCAATACCTGTAACGGGCACCGGTGGTCGCCCTCAGGCTACGTTGCCCAGCCTTGAGGGGCAGGTTGCAGCGGGAGCCGCCAGGAACATCGCTCGGGGCCGTGCCCCTCGCCTACCAAGGCTGCCCACCAGGGGGCCTCAGGGGGAACCGGTCCGTATCCAGGTCCCTGAGGGCCAAGCACCGCCACCTGGGTTTGTGGCGGAGGCTGCCCCGCAAGTAGCACCCCCGCCAAGCCGTGTGAGCAGTGGACTTGTTGACGAACTACTGGATGCCCACCTTGATCGACCACAGGCGCGAGACTTACTACGTGGTGCCGCTGAGAGGCTAGAAGAGATCCCTGGCTTCGGGCCGATTATTAGGGCACAGAACCCGTCAGCCGTCGCTAGGCTGAATCCGCCGATCCGAGAGGGCCTGGGGTATCGCCTTTTGGAGCAGGGGCAAGATGCACAACTTTCATTCCGGCTGTCTGAGTTTGCACAACGTGTTCCATTTAGTCCAGATAAGAATGGGCGTATTGCTGTAGGTTCAAGGCGCATTGCTTTTGGTGATGTTGCCGAGAATCCAGGCAAGTTCGTCGGCCTTGTCCCCGAGCAGCGTGACTGGTTTCAGCGCGCGTTCAAGTACATAGATGACTTGGCGATTGAATACGAGACTGTGTCAGGGAAGCCTCTCAGAAAATTCTTGGACAGAGAACATTACTGGCCGAGGTTCGTCAGGGATACTAAAGGCAAAGCAACTGTGCGGGCTAGGGTTGGTGCGCGGCAGTCCCCGATACGACAGCGAATTATGGAGTCTATGGAAGATGGCTTGGAGGAGGGCGTACCTTATGAGGCAAGTCCGCTGAAGCAGCTGGAACTGTACGGTCGCGCGATCCAGAAAATGACTCGAGACGAGATACTCATTCAGAGATTGAAGGCGCAGGGTTTGGCACGTCCCATAGCACAGGGTCGGATAAGACGTGGCGAGGTGCTCCCTGATGAGTTTGCGCTGCGTGGCTTCCAGGGCCTTGTCTTTGATGAACAGACAGCTCGTGTCCTACGTGGTCCACTGGGTCGTGAGCAGGGATGGCTTAGGCCACTAGAGATGATAGCGGCGGTGCCCAGGTTATTAGTTACGGGTCTTATGGACACTGGGCAGTTCATGATCCAGGGGATAACCTTGTTGGCACATAGCCCTAAACAGTGGGCACGGTCAGTAGGGCTCTCTCTCCGAAGCATCGCTCAACCTCGCTACTATGCTAGGTGGATTTCTGAGAGCCCAGCAGCGCGACGAGCTGCTGAGTTTGGCGTAAACCCTGGAGACCCTTCTGAATTCTTCCAGGCTGCACCCCTGATAGGGCGTATACCTGGGGTAGGACAGGTAGTACGGGGTGTCCAGCGTGGGTTCGATGCTTTCTTGGGCTCTGGGCGTATATCAATGTTTGATGGCTTGGCAGATGCTGCGTTGGCCGGAAGAGAAGGTAGGGACGAGCTGTTCCGCCTGGCACGTATTGCCGACACCATGCTAGGGACGCCTTCTACGAAGGGCTTGGCAATATCAGCAACCCAACGACAGGTAGAGAATGTCTTCTTGTTCTTCTCGCCCCGCTATACGCGCTCGGTCTTTGGGGCGCTGGGATATATGTTTGGCAAGGGCTTTGGCCCCCAACAGGTACGGAAGATATTGGGGAAGATGCTCTTTGGGGGGGCTGCAACGTATTATGGCCTCGCTAAAGCTCGCGGCATGAGCGATATCGATATCATGGAAGGGCTGAATCCCCAGAGCGGGAAGCGGTTCATGAACTTCAACATCGGTGGTGCCAACTTTGGGCTTGGGGGAGCCTATCGTTCTCTCCTGGCCTTTATGGGTGCGCTCACAGATAAGGATAGGTGGGACTTTGATAACTGGGGCGAAGGCCTGACGGGCAATCCTGTCGTCCGATACTTGCGGAGCCGTACTTCCCCTCTAGGGGCGGTTCTAGCCGATGCGATTGAAGGACAAGATTATATCGGGCGTCCTTTTAGCTTGGAGGCATTTACCGATAACCCCAAGATGCTATTAGACCAAGCGATCAACCGTGGAGCGCCATTCCCCGTACAGGCGTTCCTAGAAGTTCAGGGAGGTGTTTGGACGCGCTTGGCTGCGGCTGGGGTTGAGGCTGCTTTTGGATTGCGGGTGTCGCCTACTAGCTTCTTGGATGCGGCGGATAAGCTTACACGAGATACAGGCCTGGGGCGCAGCTATAGTGACCTGGAACAGTTTCTAAAAAGAGACGTTGAAAAAGACCCGAGGGTACAGGAGGTCGCAGAGAGTCGGCCCTCTGGAGGCCTGTTCAAGACCCTGGAGGACATAGACGCCGACTACGACATGCAAATGGAGGCCCTGGTAAAGAGGGCACAGAGTTCTATACGTATCCCTGGTGAGTTTGAGATGCTAAAGGGTAGCGATAAGTGGAAGAGAATTATCGTTGGCCGATACTTCGACATTGAGTCGGGAAGATTTCTTGAGAAGGCGGGCGCTCGACGGCATGAAGGAACAGAGTTTGCAGACCCTGATTCACAAGTAGAGCAAGACATGGACGCCTGGTACCGCCTCGCCGAGACGCTTTTAAAGCAGGAGGGCATTCTTATCCCTGGGGTCCTTGAGGAAGCCCGGAAGAAAATGCAGAGGGACCTTGAGCAGGATAGCCCTGAGCGCTGGGCTGCCCTCATACGCAACGTGTTCCTGCGTGAGGTGCCACCAGACATATTCAAGTACCTCTCGGAGACCTCTAAGAACTGGCGAAAACTAGCAGAGGATGAACGGGAGAAGCATCGCAAACAGTTGGTAGCGCCATGACGACCCTAGAGGCCATACGCTGCCCTAAATGCTCTAAGAAGCTAGCCGAGCACCTTGAGGGTGGGCTGCTCCTGGTGTACTGTCGAGCGTGTAGGGAGATAGTCAAATTTGACAAGCGGATAAGGGCCACTGTAAAGTAGTCGGCAACTATAATAGTGCGCTAGTCGCCTTCGTGTGCGCTTGAGTCGCCCAGAGAATTGGGCGGCTTTTTTGTTGCCCAAAGTGAGGATGTATGGTTACTCAGAACAGCGACGGTGACACCCCTGTCGTAGATTCCGAGATTCCTATTAGTGAACTCGCGGCAACGGATGCTACGAACTCACCAGCTCCGTCTACTGAACAACCACAGCCTACGGCTCCCGTTGAGCCGACCCCAGAAGTAACACCTACACCAGAGCCTTCACCCCAGCCCATCGCAGAGGCGGTGCTACCTCCTGCGGAGCCTGCACAGGCTCCTCTTCCGCCATCTGCGGCAGATAGGCAACGTCTAGCCGACCTTGAGAAACAGGTTCATGCCTACGAGGAGAATCAAGCACAGCAATACTTGGCAGATGAGGCTCGGAGCTATCAGCAGCAGCTTCTCCAGAATGGTCAGTATGACGAACAGAGTGCTAACCAGATTGCCGCACAGCACTATCAGTCCCGCATGGATGCCTGGGCAAACTTCAAGGCTCGTGGGGAAATAGAGCAGTCACAGAATGCTCGTATCGATACGGCATTGAGGCTTGCAGAGACACACGGGGTCTCGGCACGCGAACTTATGAGGCTTGGATCAACCGCTGAAATGGAACGTCAGGCTATCAGTGATGGTCGAATCGCTAAGCTTGAGGCTCAACTCGATTCCCAGAGAAAGGGCACAGTGCCCCCACAGGGCTGGGATTCAGGGCAGGGGTCAGCTGGCGGACCACTTGAAGGAGAGGAGTTGGAACAGGCTGTAGGTAACGGAACCGTAGAGCTTACACCGGAAGTGACTCATCGACTTATTGCGTATCAAAGAAGTCAGGGATTCGGAGGTTAATAAACGATGGCCCAACCCACAGTTACCAGTCAACTAGACGCTTCACTGCCGACCATTATCAGTTCCGCTCGCGTCACTCGTGAGCAGGAAGGAGACATGCCTGGGCTTGTGGAGCGACGCACCCTAGGCAAAGGGATGGGAGATACCTGGCATGAGGTCTCATATGCCAAGCTGACCGCAATGGCGGTGAATGAGACCACTGAGAACGACAATATCCAGCAGGTATCAGACACCGACTTCAGTATCAAGCCGACGATGGTACAGATCGCCACCATGCTCACGGACAAAGTAGGGCGTAACATTACCAAGAACGGCTTGAGGGAGATTGGTCGGCTGGGGCAGAACGCCATGCAGCGCAAGAAGAACATCGACGGCCTGACTACTATCGACGCCACCGGCTCCACTCAACTCGGCTCCACGGGCAGCGCTATGACCTTCGGCTTAGTGGCGGCAGGGGTATCAAACATCACGGGGAACACGACCGAGCCGGGGCACCAGCCAATTCGTTTCGTAGCTCATCCCTTCCAGGTGAAGGACATCTACGATCAGTTCACTGCTCCCGTGGGCACCTACGACATATCCGAGGGTGCGAGTTTCCGTGTCTTCCGGGAGGGCTTCAAGGGCATGATCAACACCGCCCAAGCCTACGAGAACGGCGACCTTACTATAGACTCGTCTGACGATGCCAAGGCTGGCGTCTTCGCCAAGGACGGCATCGTATTGGTCCAAGACATGAGTCCAAGGATGGAGACTGAGCGTAAGCCCAGGACTGGTGGCGGGTCCACAATCATTACCCACACCGACTCATACGCATACGGCATACGGCAGAACCAATGGGTTCACGAAATCGTATCAGACGCGACCGCACCTACTTCTTAGTAATTTAGTAAGGAAGATAGAGAGGAGGCATTAAAATGCCACAGGGTTCTTTTGGTGAAATCAGGGCTTTCAACGACTTCACTGCTCTTGGGAGCGACGTTACCGTCGTAGCCGGAGTAAACGACTTACCTGGCGGCCAGGGATGGTCTTTCATAGGTGTCAATGAGGGAACAGTGGCGGAGATTGTCGATGAGAGCGGTGGGGTCATACAGTTCACCACCGATACCGGCGACAACGACAATGTCTGCCTTATTGCGGGCAAGTTTGACCCGTCCAAGGGGCCGGTCAGCTTTGAGGCGCGATTCAAGTGCCCAACGGTTATCACAAGGCAGGCGGTATACGCCGGGTTCTCTGAGACGATGGCGTTGGGAACGCCGGTGATGCCTGCTGAGTTTGCCACGGCTACCATGTCATATAACGGTTCTGGTGGAATGCTGGGGCTGGTATGGGACCCGGACGCGACAACCAACGCCTGGAAGGCTGTCTGCGGTGACGGCGGTGCGGTGTCGGGTAGCGACAACTATGGAGCCAATGGCACTGATGCAAGTGACGCGATGGTCGCAGACGAGTACGACATCGTGCGGGTCAATTTGTACCCCTCGGGCTTCGGTGAGGTCTGGCACGACGAGGAGCTTGTGGCCTCGGGACAGACCGGCCTCACGGCCACTGATCTCGTCTTCGCAGTGCTGATGATAGAGAACCGCAGTTCCGCTAACGAGGAGCTCCAAGTTGACTATGTTGCGGCTAAAGGCACACGCGATTGGACTGTATAATCACCCTATCAGGTGCTGCCCTTGCAGCTAGGGAGTAAGAAATGGCTGTTTCAGCAACTCATACCGGTTGGCATTACGACCCGGATAATACCCGATTAAACTTCTACTATCGGGGTACTCGCGTAGGTCATATAAGTGCGAGTGGGGACCTGGCTATTACAGCCGGTACGGTAGACATTCAGGATGGCGGCACAGTTACCCAGTCTTCAAATAAAAGCACAGGGGTAACTCTTAGCACTAACTCCGGTCAGATCACCATGAATGGTGCCGCATTAGGTGATGACACCGAAATATCGTTTGTCGCGACCAACACCAATGTTGCGGCCACAGATGTGGTTATTGTTAATCACGGGTCTGCTGGCACAATGGGGGCATATGTTGTGCAGGCTACAGAAATAGGATCGGGGACCTTTGAGGTAAGCGTCAAAAATGTTAGCGGTGGCTCTCTTAGTGAGGCCATCGTAATAAACTTCGCAGTAATCAAGGGAGCGTCTTCGTAGGCGGTGGAGGGTTAGATGGCTATCCACCGAATTTCGCTTACCATTTCGTCTGGCGCCGCTACATCCACTGCCTTTTCCTTTCAGGCACGTAGGGTTATCGGCGTTACAACGCCCGGAACTTGGACTGCCGGAGATGTGAGCTTCGAGATCGAGGAGCCTTCAGGCACCTATGTGAAGGTGGTGGACCGTGCCGGGGCGCTATACAAGCTCACAGGCATTGCCACGGGCACTTCTGAGTTGCATCTAATAGGCGGTGACGCTAATCAGGCAGACATTATGATTACCGGGCCCGGTGATGGTCGTATTGCTTCGACCAACACGTCCTCTGAAGCTGACGTGAACCAGGGTGCCGATCGTACTGTTGTCGTTTACCTCATGGACATGCAATGATCGAAGCTGGGCTAAGCCTTCAACCCCAACAGGTTGGGCATACGGTCTGGCCGAAGACCCGAGAAATTTTCCCAGATGAAAAGGCGTTGCTGCTGATAGAGCGTAACGAGAATCGCCCTGATTACCAGGGCTTCCATCGCTATCAGACCATCTTTGTCCTGCGTAACGACGCCCTGGCTAAGTACATGGAGGACATGGGGCCAGCGGAGTTGTTCCTTGCCTCAGAGTTAGATATTCCAGGCGGCGATCCTGGCAAACCTCGTTCAGAGTGGCAGGAGACCGTGGCTGCGCTCAGGGACTATGCAGACGACTTCCGCCAGTGGTTGACCATGCAACAGTACCAACGGGAGATTCCCAACCTGATAGAGGGGTATCACGACCAGATAGACGAGGAGGCACGTATTATGAGGCACCAGTCTCACTTTGGCCCATTCTGTAAAGTGGAGAGGGGCTGATGACTACGAAAGACCCTATTGCGACATTAATCGCGGATACGGAGGCCGTACAGGAAGAGCCTGGGGACTTCCAGGTGGGGGATCGTGTGCGTAACCCAGGGCCGCCGTCGGAGACTATGCCTAACGGGGTGCCTGGGTCAGTGGTTAGTGACCTCTTGTCTGCCGGCCACACTATACTATACGACACGATAACCCGCGAGCCCTCAGTGGTGAACCACAACATGCTGTTCACTCAGCTTGAGGCAAAGCGAGATGATGGCTCGCTGGTCTTCACCCGTATTAAGCCGTCAGAGCCGCCCTGGCGTGGCAACTTCAAGTGCTTTCTCCACAAAGACCAGCCTGACCGGGCACACTATGACCGTATGGGCTTCAAGACCTGTAAAAAGGCCACTATGCCCAACCAGTACCAGGCCGATAACCATGCGCGAAACCGACACCGCGACGAGTGGCGGGCCGTTGAGGCGGAGCGTGAGTCCCGTGAGCGCAAAGAGGACCGCGATGCCCAACAGGCCATGATTCGTGCAGTGTCAGTACAGGGGATTCTGGAACAACCTCCGAGTGCTGTGACCATTGTTCCCAGCACCGATATCCCCCCACCCGACAATGTGATACCGGTACAGGACCTAGTTTTTACCCCAGTTCCTCGTAGCGGGCAGTGCGAGCTGTGCGATTGGGCCTCCACGGCTACGAAAAGCCCGAGTCGCAAGGCTGCCCTGAAACGGCATATCGCTTCGGCGCATTCGTAAGGACGGGGTATGCCATTACCGAATATCAATATAACGGTCACGCCCGAGGACATGAACCTGCTTCTTCAGGAGGATGACCAGGTCCGACAGAAGGCCGTCCAGATGGCCTTACAACGAATGTATCACCAGGAGAGGGCCAAGTTCCTTAGCATTATCCAGCAGCTAAAGGACGGTGACTTGACCCTCGACAGAATCAGCGTTAGCGATACCGACTACGAAATACTCCCTGCGCCGCCGGCTGCAAAGGACGCGCCGTCCAACAACAACTCCTCCAAGGAGAAGGTGCCGGCCAATGCCTAGCCCCCACAAGCACAGCGACGATGACCACATCTTCAAGCTATGCTATACCTGTGGCGTAGTGTGGTGTAATGATTGCAGCCGTGAGTGGGGTACTCACCAGCCAACATATACTCACGAGTGGTATCCACTGACCAACGGGCAGAGTTCGGCGAGTACCACAACGTCAACGCACAACGACAGCATCGCCTACGGCATGGTGGCTACGATCGCTCAACATGACCATAGCAACTGAAACACCGCCCGCTGACCTACGTGAGTGGGACTTCTCGTTCGGTCGTAAGACTGGGCTGTTCCGTTTCCGCTCTGAGGGAGAACAGTACCCGTGCTCCCGAGCAGCGGGTCAGGTCGAGGTGCTAGAGGCCGACTCAGACCGTGGACACCTCACGTTCAAGTGCAAGCTGGTGCTGCAAAATGGCACTGCCTACACATACCTCGGAGATGAGCCTAACCTTGTCGACTCGATTCCTGAGTCCTCATGTCCGGTCTTTACGGGCAAGGCAGTAGACGCAACTGGCAAGAACTACGCGGACATGCCGCTCGGTGTTCATACATGGCGGTGTTGCTACTTCAGGGAGCAGCGGAACTGGCGTCTTCGACACGAGGGGTCATGTGCCTGTGGCGACCCTGACAGACTATGGTTCGTGGAAAACTACAAGGGAGTGATCAACCTGAACTGGTTTTCGGGTTCAGTTGACCTAGGCGACCAGTTCGATGCACATATCTTCCACCGTGGCGAGGTCGTGGTGGACGATGAAGGAACAGCGTACTTTCGTAATGCCAGCTCACGGTAATAGTTCTAGACCACACGGCAATATGCCCAAGCCTAAGAAATAGAAGAGGCCAAAGAAAAATAGCGTTGCCAAAAAGGGCCTGGGCTACATTGGCCCAGGCCCCTTAGTTTAAAGGGGGGCAAAGGGTAGGGATTGCTATGCCAGTCACGCAACAGTTGACATACGAGGAGATACGGACAGCCATAGGCTCCAACCTAGGGACGATCACGTCGACCATGACCGCTGCCGAGTCTACGGCCAACGAGGTTGTAGACGGCTCCATTCCTGGCGGGTCTGGCGAACATGCGGGCAAGTGGATCGTTTACACCTCGGGAACCAACGACGGTCGTATACGACGTGTGGTCTCAAGCACGGTCTCCAGCAACGTCCATACCATGACGGTACTGCCGACCACAACTGCATTAGCTGCTACGTCCTCTGGGGACACCTATGAGCTATGGCCCGAGCCGTTTGACCCTAACCAGATTCTGCGGTTTGCCAACCAAGCCATCTTTGAGGTCACAGGGCGCGCCTTCGATCCCGTAGAGGACATAACCCTTCGCGGGGATGGCGTGACCGCTCGCTTCGATATCCCAGCCACCTTCGAGATGGTGCATTCGCTGGCCTACCGTTCATATGTGCGCTCGCGAGTCATAGACGAGGCATCCTCAGAATGGAGCGAGGGCACTAACGTCACGACCAGCATTGATACTGAATTACAAAAACGAGGTCAGTCCAACAAGATTGCTATCGGTGCGGTCTCTGCTGGTGCCGTAGTGGCCTACCGGGACATAACCTCGATAGACATATCCAAGTACACCCACGTTGAGTGGTGGATGCGATCCAGCTTTACCACAACGGCAGCTGACTATAAGCTGCTATTGGACGATACTGCTGGTTCGGGCTCACCCTTAGAGCTTTTGGATGTCCCCGCTCTAACTGCAGACACTTGGACGCCTATACGTGTAGCGCTGGCCGTTGCAGATACCGATACGGCGATTATCTCAGTCGGCCTTGAGGACGATGTAGGGGACAACGACAGCCAGACCGTCTGGATAGACTACGTGGAGGCCGTGGACCAAGAGAGCGCTGTCTGGACGCCCGTACCACATCATATGTGGCATATAGACAAAGAGGCTCGGGACCTGGTTCTTGATCGAGAGGCCGTGAGCTTCATTGGGGAATCCCCCATAAAGCTTCGAGGCGGCGACAACCCGATCCGGTTCTCAGCCGATAGCGATGTGAGCGAAGTTGATGATCAGTACATCATCGCCAAGACGACAGGGCTGGCGCTAATGACGCGGGCGACAGACGGCACGAACAAAGGCATTGCAAACGCTCGACAGGGGGCTTTCTGGCTGAACCAGGCACAGCGCCTCAGCTACAAGTTCCCACTGCTTGTGAACGCTAGGATGGTGACATAAATGGGAACTACAATAACCCCTGCCTCGTTGGTCGTAACCCTGCTTGAAGAGATCAGCCTGAACGGTCAAGATAAGGGCTCTACGAACGCATTTACTATCGCATCAGTCACGGAGATACAGCAACGAATAGTTGCTGTACCCACGTCTGAGATAAATATTCTCTCATTTCAGGCGACCAACCCTGGTGCTGGCACTTTTGATGAAGCAGATGTGAGGTATATCAGAATCACGAACAAGGACGACACGAATCATGTTGTCCTTGTGTTCACCGATGATGGCTCAACGGAATTCATACTAAAGCTGGATGCTGGTAAAAGCTTTATCTGGGGTTGTGACAACTCTGGTGGAGTGGTGGATAACATGCTTGCTGCTGGTTCCGCAATCACTGTGAACTCTACGGCTATGAGCGGTGACCTGGTAACGATATCAGCCATTGCCGACACAGCTGAGTGTGACCTTGAACTCTTTGTGGCGGGCGTGTAGCTGTGCGTATCGACTCAGACATTGTCGATGTGCCGTCTGCGGGCACTGCCGTTCGTATCCTCAATACGACAGACAAGATCGCTTGGATAAAGTTCACGGCCCCAACGGCTAATTCAGGGTTGACGTATGTGGGTCTAAGTGACGTGTCGGCTACTAATGGATATCCCCTCGGGGCTAGTGGGGGCGTAGATGCCACAATCGAGTTGGACTTTGCAGATAAGGGTGGCTCAATCGTAGCAAACCTACTTTTTATAGACGCTGCCACAAGCGGTGACGATGTCGCCTGGATAGCGATAATGACATGAGTACCGCCAGGGTGATCGGCGACAACGAGGTCTTTTTGGGGGGCTTCTATTACAATACCTCCCGAGACATACAGGGTACGGTCTCTGGCTATCCTAGCAAGGTCATAATCGGGGATATCACGGGCGACTCCCAGTCGCGTCTCTCACAGATTCGGTGGAACTCGGCAAGGGGTGGCATAGGGAAGAAAGACCACCAAGGCTCTGCGGACGTTAACCGACTCTGGTACGGAACCTCTCACCTAAGAGTCGATGGGCACCGGACCCTACCTGATCGTGTGACCACAACGGCCGCCTCCGGGGTCTCTGGTGTCTTCACTGTAGGGGCCATGGCCGAACTCGCCCTCACTATATATGCAGCGTTCGGCACGTCTTTGCGGAGCTATGCGCCCGATACCTGGACCGAGGTCCATACACTGCCGGCTGTCGCCAGGGACGCGATCACCTGTCGCCTGGGTGGCACGGTATACATGGTCTTTGCTCACTCTGGAGGGTATTCCTATACCACAAATGGCAGCGATTGGCCCACCGATAGAACAGAGGATATGCGGTTCATCGAGTGCTGGGACGATAGGCTCTGGGGTATCGACGCTACCGGCCAGCTACGCTGGGCCTTCAATCCCACCAGCAGTGCATGGACAGACGATGCCCAGTTGCCACTGCCCAATGACTACGTTCAGGACTTGTTTGTAGGACGTGACGCCTTCGGGAACCACATTCTCTATGCCTCTACCAAGGTTGGATTGTTCGCACACGACGCAGGCAACAACCAGTTTGTTAAGACCGAACTCGAACTGCCGTTCCATGACGATGCAGGTGCTGGGGTTGAGCGTTTCAGGGACGCAACCTACGTTCCTGCGGGTCTAGGAATTTATAGGTATTCAATAGGTGGAGGCGGTGCCGTAATCTCTATTGTAGGCCCCGACCGCGATCAGGGGTTGCCAGCGGCCAAGCGCGGAAAAATAATTAAGCTGGTAAAAAGCCATAACGACCTTATCGCCCTGATCGACAACACGGCAGCTGGTGCAGAGACCTTCAATGTCTTCGTCTCCTCTGGCATGGCCTCGCACGGCACCTCGGTTATGAACCTCACTGTGGGACAGTCGTTGATACTGGGTTGGGACACCGTGGGCTGGCAGGTGTTGTGGGAGAGTGGGACCACGGAGCAGGCGATTACCTATGCACTGGTCTCGAACTCGCTCAACGAGTACAGGCTATGGTGGGCTCAGAACGAGCGCGTTCACCACATGGACCTTCCAGTTGACGTGCTAAACCCAGCTGAGATATCAGATCGGGAGTATGCGGACTCCTCCCGAGACGAGTTTCCATGGTTCGATGCTGGTCAAGCCGAGATAGACAAGCTGGCTGTGAGGTTGCTGGTCGAGGCGGCGGACACCTCTTCCAACGAGACCGTGACGCCGTACTTCGGCCTCAACGGTGACGACTCCACCTGGAGTAGCCTCTCGGCAATCTCTAGTGATGGGACATCTGTCTACACGTTTCCCAACACTACGGCAGGAGTAACTACGGGAGCCACTGGTGTTGAGTTTCGCTCTATTCGGTTCCGAACCGACATGGCGAACGGTACGGTAAACACGCTATCTCCAGACGTGCGCTCTATGACGCTAGAGTACCGCAAGAAGCTGACGCCGCGGTATAGGTTCAGCATAGAGCTTGACCTGGACGACTACTCACATGGCGTAAGCCCCCTTGAGCAGCGAGTGAATCTCAGGGCGGCAATCGAGTCAAACCTAGGACAAGAGTTCACCTTCCGAGATGACGCAGGGAATACTCGTAACTACTATTGCGACATCATTTCGCCTGCGACGATAGAGCGCACAGGCCACGATGAACGTGGAGTAACCAGGGTCGTACTGGATCAATTGTAATGACGATTCAACAGGCACAGGTTATCCCTGAAGGGTTCCCGGGGTCGGTGCCAGAGTTCATTGTGATCCAGACGCTGAGGCGCTTCGGGCTACTAGAGGGCATCGACTATAGCTACCAAACCCCGTTCTTTGGAGGGCGACAGGAAAAAGGGGGTCTCGTCATCGACTTTCTTTTCAGCAATCCTCCTGACTTGGCGATCAACGTCCAGGGGGAGTTCTTCCACCTTGAGCAGGGCGCAGATATCATTGCGCGTGATAGACTTGCCAAGGCCCAGTTAGCGGGCGAGGGGATAACCTTGATATTCATTAACGCAGAGGACGTGCTCTCAGACCCAGAGAGGTACGTGCAAGCTGCTTTGAACTACAGCGACCTGAGCGGCATCGGAGGCTGATATGGCGATAGTACACAGCGGGTACGTAAGAGATAACGAGGGTAATGCGATTGCCTGCGCGACTGCCCAGCGGGTGACCACAGACACCTGTACGGCCGTCGGCAGTGCCGTTTTGTCGAATGCCTGTGGCTACTGGACCACGACGACCTGCACGCAGGGGCTCTATGACGTAACGATAACGTCTGGGTCGAACAAAAGGCGTCTCCAGTACAAAGACGAGGTGCAGCTCAAGACAATTGAGACCGCAACCCTCAAGATTCGCAACCCAGGAGACACCTTCACCTACGACATAGTGCCGGGTGCAATAGTCAGTGCTGACCAAACGCTCAACCTGCCGGTAATTTCTTCGTCAGACACGCTGGCGGTGCTTGGCATAGCACAGACCTGGTCGGCCATCCAGACCCACTCCGCCGATATTATCGTGCAGGACGCCTCTGACGTGGCCTTAGGGAGCGGTTCAGACGCCCTGCTGCGTTGGTCTACGGGTGACGCTGATAACCACGCTCTCGTGCTTGCGCTTGGTCAGTCTAACCAGGTGCTGCATATCACTGAGGCGTGCGACGTGGCTGTGGACTGGAATGTCTCTGCAAACGCTGCCGACTCTGAGGTCTGGATACATTCATCTACCTCGGCGGCAACCGATTACCTTGTGCTGGGCCGGCATACAGGCACCATAGCCACGATAGACGTGCAGGGCGGCACTACCCTCAACCTCGACATTGCGGGCAACACAGAGCTTACGGTCACGGCGAGCGGTCTTAACCTACCTGCCAACTCGGACATCAATTTCACCGGCACCACCGGCACCAACGACATCGTTCTGACGAATGCGCTGGCAGACGCCTTGAGCATCACGGACGGGTCTGCGGACATCGTGGTCGTGGACACCTCTACGTCGGGCAACGTAATCACTTTCTCGTCGGCACTGACGGTTGGCGTGAGTGATACCGGCCACGACGTGCAGTTCTTCGGCGCAACGGCAAACACCTACATGCTCTGGGACGAGAATACCGATGACCTGGTTCTAACTTTAGGAGCGGAGCTCTACTTCTACGATGCCGCTGGTGGTGAACACATCAAGTCAGACGGCACGGATATGACTATCTACGCTGGCGCTGATCTCAACCTCACTGCCGGAACTGACATAAATATCCCGACCGGTGTTGGGCTGACCTTTGGCAATGACGGCGAGAAGATAGAGGGTGACGGCACCGATTTGACCGTCAGCGGGAATATCTTAAAACTGACTCCAGCCGCCAGCATTAACGTCACTGCTGCCGTACCGGTTTACATCAATGACACTGCGAACGGCAATATGACGACGGGCCTAACCATTAACCAGGGGGCTGCCGACAATGAGATACTGGCCTTCAAGAGTAGTGATGTTGATCACCCATTCACAGGCACCGGTAAAGCTGAAAATGACACCTATGCTGCTTTCCAAAAACATGTAGCAACAGGTGGGTTGCTTGTCAGGTCGTTCCTAGAAACAGGTTCTAGGTCTCTCGTATTACTCGGAGTGGGGTCTACGCAGAACACCGATAAGAACGTTTGCGCTGGTGGGATGGTTGAGATACAGGCAGGGAAAACCGATGGCTCAGACAGCTATGAGGCCCTTGGGGCAGAAGGGAACATGCTGGTAATACGGGATGTAGCAGGCGTATCTCGCTTTGTCTTTGATATCGAAGGCGACGGTTATGCAGATGTTAATTGGCATACCTATGCGACGCATGATGACCTCGGTCTGGTAGTTGACATGGAGCAAGAACTGCTACTCCATGAGGATGTGGCAAAGACTGAACGTCGCCACATGTTGGAAGAGGTCGGGATCATCGGCAAGAACTCTTGGCATATGGAAAACGGCAAGCCGAAGGCGATGGTTAACATGACGAGGCTATCCATGCTCCATCACGGGGCGTTGATACAAGTATCAGAGCGCATGGAGGCTCTGGAGACCAATCTCTTAGCATTGCAGGAGGCAAACTGATATGGCTACAGGTGATGTAACGATCTCCGTCGCAGTCGAAGGCGGTGTGACCAAGTCTGTCGTTCTGGACTCTGCTACGAGGGCGCTGTCCCGCACCTATGTGGCGGCGTTAGACGCATCCATCGACACGGACGCGGAGTGGCAGGTGTATGAAGTTAACAAGCTGGGCAACGTAGTCCTGAACCAGAGCAATAGTCAGGCCCAGTCCGCTGCATCGTGGACTGCTAAGTCGTTCACAAAGGCTACTTAATGAAGCTACCTCGGAAGCTCTCGCCTATACAGCTCTACCTCTGGATGGTAGTTAGGCGTGACTGGTTCACAGCCAAAATAGAGTACCTCAACTCCGAGAGTGCCAAGTGGCGAGGGCTCTTCAACGTCCTCAAGTCCCCCTTCAGCCTGCTGCGGGCGATGGGCCTCAGCCCAATCCAGGCAGGGGCGTTACTATTTGCGTCCACAGCCGCAGGATCGGCAGTCGTGGTGAATGAAACTCTCCTGTCGGGCCGGTCATTTGCACGCGGTGACTCGGGAGTCTATGCAGCACCGTCCGATATTCCAGTGGCTTATATCGAGGGCGATAACACGCTGTTAATCCAGCTAAATGCCGTCCCCGTGGGGGATATCACCATAGACTCGGTGACGGTAGGAACGGCATATGCCGGGAGTACATTACCCTCGGGCCAGACCAATGTGGTGTCTGTTGGGGGTCTTCCAGCCGCTTCGGGTTTTACTGAAACTTTTCTTGAAGTCGGCACCCTCACGATTGACCGCTGGAGATGTACGACTTTTTTGATGGAGAATACCTCTGTTCATACCCTGAATATCACGGGAGTGGCCGCTGACGGCATCTCTGTGTCGAGTGTTGCAGGGACTGCAAGGATGCGGGCTATCGGCGGTGGAAATAGGGCAGAGAGTATGGGGGTTGCTAATAGCACGTATGATCAAATCAGGATCGAGGCTGCGACTTCCGGGGTTAATGGGCAGGTGGACACTCTGACCTTAACTAATTTGCTAACTAAGGGCGGCGCCTGTGTAATTTCCAACGTCATCGCGAGCACCATCAATGTAGAGCTACTAGTCGTCGGGGCTGGCGATGGCCTAGCCGCTAAGGATTTCGTTATTGCCAGTTCGGTAAACGCTAAGGTCAGTAACATCCACTCAAATGTGGAGGAGCTTATCAGCCCGCCGTAGGAGGTAGGTAATGGAGATCGTATTCAAGCTAGTGAGGCCGCTGTTACCGAAGCGCTACAAGGACCTGGTCGAACTGGGGCTTATGATGCTACAGGCGGTCAATACAGTAGAGGAGCAAGCGAATATCGTCTCCCACGCCAAGGAGATGCTCAAAGACGGCATGGTAACGACACCCGAGTGGTCCGCATTCGGAAGGCAGCTCGGGATATTGGGCCGCCGGAAAGCGTCGTAAATGATATCCGCAATACTCAACTGGGGTAAGACCCGACTAAACGTGCGCCCCGAGGTGGAGGTCTGGTGTGTGGGTTGCAAGACACGCCGCCGATCGAGGATTGAGACCACACTGGACAGTCCGTCAGGGGGAAAGCGCATGGTTGGTCAGTGTAGACACTGTAACGCCCGGACCTCGACGTTCGTGTCGGCATGATGGGTAAGATTCGTCCACAGATTATGGTGGGTATCCTCTGTGCCACAGTTTTTAGCGTCGTGGCATTAATGAGGTATCGATGAGAGACCTATTTGCTAAGATTCGACCGCAAATCCTACTCGCTATTCTGGCGCTCAGTTTTATTGCCTCCTACGCACTCCGAATCGATGCGGTAGAGGTCACGACGGGCTGTGTTTCTGCGATTGCGGTACTCGGTATGAAAATCTTGGAGGATAAGGACTAAGGCAAATGCTTGAAGTGGTTGCTCGTTGGGCAACGATAGGCATATGCCTGGGCGTCTGGGTGACGTTCGCCTGGCAGGTTCTTCAGGGCTGACTACCTAATCCGTGCTTTCCCGTCTGCGTTTGGCCCTGCGCTTATTTGCGTCCGTACATGAGCTGCGCGTGGTGGCCGGCGATATCTCAGCAGCCTATGAAGCCCTGAGAATCGCTAACCTCGCCCTCAGAGACCCCCGTATCGACGAGGCCCTGGGATTCCTCACTCGTCCGAGGCTGTTCTTTCGCCGCGCCCTAGGTAAGTAGTCGCCCCAGGGCGCTACGTCGCTCTAAGGCCCCTTCCTGTGCGTCGTAGGGTTCGGGATAAGCTCCGACGCCGGGACGTGTCTCAACTCCTTTACGTGCAGATCACTCGGGCTCGCATCCACCACTCGGCCTCTGCATCGTCCCAATGGTGGAGACCAGCCTTCCCGGGGTGCGATCCGATCCCGGGAAGGTCGGATCGCATATACCACTCAACGTCTGCATCGTCTACCCACTTCCCGGTAAGGTGGTCTTTTACCATCCCCAGGAGCCGCTCCTTCGTTGCCTTCGTATAGGTCCGACCGTACTTCCCAGAGCGGAGCATCCTAGTCAGCGAACCTTTGCAGCCCGAACAAGCTCGACCCCACTGGCCCTGCTTGTTATTGGCTGGCGGGTTCCCGCAGTACCGGCACCGCCACGTCCGAAGCTCCTTTACGTGGTCTCTAGCCTGCATCGAGTTACCTCCTATCCACTTTGCTCTGTCTCCCATCGGAACCTCTGTTGTAGAGGGTGTTTATCAATGCGGGGTCTTGATGGAACATCCCAGGACCTACCTGGAGTACTACCAACACACTTCCACCCAGCAGCCCGTACACTCGTCCCCCTTTCAGTTGACAGGGTATACGTGATGACCTTCCGGTATCCCATAGCCCTCGCAGCTCTCCAACAAGCTCCATATAGCATTGAGCAAGCGTTCGGGTTACCCACCTCAACTGCCACCCGTGTCACCTCAACTGTCCATGAATCATCAAGCCGTCTCGATATGGGCCGACCTACTATCGCAACCCCCACAACCTCGCCCTCACAACTCACAGCAATCGCAAAGAGACCGCCTTGAGGAGCCTTATGATGCCGGTGTATCCTGTTAACCAGGGCATAAGATTCCCCCAGGGTCACAGGGGTTATTTCCAATCTATGCCCCTTTTTAGGCATTAGTATTCCTCTAGTTCCTTCTATCTGAACCAGTGCTTATCTTTCGTCGGCTTCCTGCCACAGCGCTGGCACTGTACCTCCCACGATCCGGGCTTGTAGATATGCCATGCGAGGATCGTGCAGAGGATCTGCCGTACCCAGCTCATCTTTGCTCTGAAATAACGAAGCCCCAGGTTAGCGCCTCGCTTAACCTGGGGCTTCGTTTTAGCGGCAAGCACCGGATATACCAGCCGAAACCAGTGTTTTCGAGCGGAGATGAGACGATGAGGCTCATTAGGCCGAAGGCTTTATAGCGGTAGGCCGAGGGTATTCTGAGGTTATCCTCATCTAAAGGCGCCAAGCTCAACGCCTGACTGGTTTGAACTCTAGCCGCCGGTCTATTCTAGCAGCTTTTTTCCACAGCGCATACATTTCAATCCTCGCGCAGGATATATGTGCCAAGCTAGGATCGTGCAGGTGACTCGTTGCTTAGAGTCTGGAATCCGGGATCAAGAAGCCGGTCGCAAGCTTCGACCAC